TGCTTGGCGACTTGCAGGCGCTCATCGAAGGCGATGTTCGCCTGGTTCTTGATCTGCACCCGGTACTTGCCGTCGAAGCTGGTCAGCGTCACGTTGCCCTTGGCGCCGCCGATCTGCGTGTCGTATTCGGCGGCGGACAGGTCGATGAAGGCGTCGATTTCGGTTAGCGTGCGGTCCTTAAAGTCGCGCATCGCGGCTTGCAGGTGGCGGCTGTTCTTGATGATCTCGTCCACCAGCTCGTCTCTGATCAGGTCGATTTCGTCGATCTGCTCGACGGGCACCAGGTGCCCAAGCGCGTTGCGCTTATACTGGGTGTTGATCGGTTGTTCTACTACATCACTCATGTGTTGCCTCTTGGGGTTGGTTACGTTCAATTTCTTTCTGTTGCGCCATCGCGGTCAGCTCCGCAAAACTGATCGACGGCTCCTGGCCTTTCAGCGCGGCTTTCATGCCGGCCAGATGCTGGCCGACATCCTTCATGCCGCCGCTGCGCTGTTCCTGCTCCCGCGCCGGCGGCTGCCGGCGTTGCTGCTCGACCTTGGCTTCCAGCTTGGCCTCGGCGGTGGCCGCCTGGCTAATCAATATCTCGCACAGGTAGCCGTGGTTTTTCAGCGGCGTCGTCAGCGGCTTGTCTCTGTGCCGGATCATGATCTCCTTCAGCCCGGCCGCCCAGACGAATTGCGCGATCTTATGGTCCTTGCCGTTGCGGCTGATGCGCTCGGCCAGGATCATCGGCAGCAGTTCGGCCAGGATGTCGGCGACCCGGTCGAGGGTCAACTGCCGCTTTTGCGGGCGGAACAGGGTCAGGTACTGGATGATCAGTTTGCCGAGCGGCGCGGGCAGATTCAGCGCCATCTGCACCGCGTCGCGGGCGCCGTCGTGGGCGACGATAATGTCCAGGCTCATCAGGGCGCCGCAGGATGGGCATGCTACCTTCATTTGCGCTCCCTGTGCGGCAGTTTGCGCAGGCACCAATCCGTCCCGCCGGGCGCATCGAAAGGGCAGGTGCATTCGGGATAAAAACAATACTCCGGCTCTTTTCTTTCCGCGCTTTTCCACTCGGCCGCCGCTATCTGCTTGGCTGCCGCTTTAAGATCCGCAGCCGCCATCCGCTCGGCCACAGTCCCCCGCCGGCTGAGCGGAGCCGAAGCCCTGATCATCTCCCGAAGCAATTGAACCATCATCATGCCGATCCCGATCAGTCCGATCGCGCCAATGCCAACGGCCAGAGCCAACACCGGCAAACCTTGCGCTGCGTTATGCGACATGCACACCTCGCGTTTTCCATTTGACCGGCGGGTGATAGTCGTGGAATGCCTCGACATAGCAGGCGCCGCGGCGCTCGACCGTATGCGTGCGTTCGAAGCGGTTGTCGGCGGCTTCTTGCAGCGCATATTCATTCATCGTGTCGAACACCTGGCCCGCCGCCCGCTGCCGTGGCAGCAGCGCATGTTCGGCGACCAGGCCGATCGAGTCGCGCTGTTGCTCGTCCATCAGTTGCGCGCCGAGCAGCACGCAGGACGCCCCGTTTTGCAGGTAGGCCAGCAGCGTGACATGGGCGCCTTCGCGGCGATGGGCCAGAAGGTGCCGATTTGCGAAATAAATGTGGACCCAGCGCTCGTTCTGCTCCGGCGCGGTCATGAACAGGTCGAACGAGAGCGCATGCTGACTGCGCACCCGATACATGGATTCCAGCCGGCAAAACAATTCGCCGAATCTTTCAATGTCATGGTCTGCAAAACTCATTTCCAGTCCCCTTCGATGCGGATGCGTTTTTGGTTTTTGATGTTGTTTTTGCGGGCACGCTCGATGCGGCGCAGGCAGGCCTTCTGGGCGTGCGGCGCGTCGAAATGGCCGCTGATGAATTTCAACGCGGTATCGATATGCAGCCGCTCGGTGACGGCGGGCTGCGCCTGCTCTTTTTTGCCGTTTTCCTTCTGCTCGATCCACTGCAAAATTTCCGAGCGCCGCCATAGCATGCGCGGGCCGCCTGCGCCTGTGCGTCCGTTCAGCGGGCGCGGAAAACTGCGGTCGTCGCGAATCTTCATATGCGTGAACCCCGGCGTTTTCCGGCCGCACAATGCCGCTACCTGGGCGGCATCGATCAGGTCGGGCAGGCTCGCGGCATCGTTGCCGATGGCATCCAGTTGATTCGCCATTACGCCTCCCTAATCAAATCCGCCGAAACCTTCGGAAAGCCCAGCGACGCGGCCTGATTCAATGCGGCTGTGACCAGGTTATTCACCATCAGTGGGTACATCAGGCTGATCGTGCCCCGGTCGTTCTTGCCGCCATTGCTGAAGATCAGCCGGGCGCGCAGGCCGTCCAGCGCCCCGGCCTCGAATACCTCGTCGAACGGCTTGCCGACGCGGTCGAACTTGAATTTCAGGTAAGCGTCCAGGTGGCTGTCCAGCGGCGCCAGTTCCACCAGCTCGCAGCGCTGCACCACTTCCCGCACCTCCGGCGCCCGCTCCGAGAGCTTGGTTTTCAGTTCGGTCTGGCCGATCAGGATGATCGACAGCAGCTTCTTGAATCCGTCCTCCAACTCAAAGAATCTCTTCAGGTGCTTCAGCGTCGGCACGCTCAGGCCATGCGCCTCTTCGATGATCAGACAATGCACGAACCCGGCCTTGCGGCTGTCCTTCAGCAGTCGGTGCAACTGGCGGCCCTTCGCCTCCATCGTCTGCCGCGGCTTTTCCAGCGGGCTCAGCGCATGGATCATCGAGTCGGCTATCGATCCGGCCTTCAGCGTCTTGCCCTTCAGATCGTTGTCTTCCATGCCGAGCACATAGGGTTCCATGATCACGATTGGCGCGTCTTCGCGGGCAATGCGGTCGATCAGGTCGCGGCGCAGGGTCGACTTGCCGCTGCCGGACTCGCCGGCCACCGCGATAAAGCCGCCGAGCTTGGCGGTGCTCCACATCGCTTCCCGCACATAGCGGCTGTCCGGCGTCACGAACACGTCGCTGGCTTCGGTCACATCGTTGTCGAAAGGATCGCGGAACAAGCCAAAATGTTTGCGGGCTTGTGGACTTAAGGTTTGTTTTCGTAATAGCATATCAATGCCCTCCTGGGCGTTATGGTTTTTTTCCGCGTCCTCTGCAATAGGCGCGGGTTCGAAGTGCGCGGCCGAAACCGCGATGCCCTTGGCCGTCAATACCGCCGTAATCGATGCCTGCAACGCATCGCGCGGTGGATTGGTCGGCCAAATGCCTTTATTCAACAGCTGTGCGATCGTCGCCGGGCTCAGCTTCACCTTGCGCGCCAGGCGCGCCTGGCTCATGCCTTTTTGCTGCAACAGCGCTTTCAGTGGCAGCATTTATCGGCCTCTTGCATGCGTTGCCCGTGGTCGGCTTTGGCGGCCAGTTCCAGTTCGAACAGCTTGATCCGCGCATAGGTCGCCAGCTTTCCCGCCCGGGTCAGCGCCTGCGGGTCTTCATTTGCCGGGACCTGCTTGTCGACTATGACCTTGACCGGCTCGCCCGGGGCGCCGTCTTCTATGGTGATGGTGTATCTAGCCATGTCCGACCTCCTCGCCGCGAATATCCGCCTCGATCTTGGCCATATGGACCTTGACGTTTTTGTGGAACAGCGCCTTGCGGGCAAAGCGGCGGTACAGGATCAGCAGCTCGGCATCGGTCTTGCCCTTTTCGGCGCTTGTCGACTGGGTGGTGGTTTTGGGTTTCAGATAGCGTTTAATCACATTCAGCATTCAAAATTCCTCGGTTGGGTTGGGGAGACCATTGCGCGGTTGCCCTCGTAATGGTCGGTTAAACAGCCTTCAAATTCGCCCGCCCGGCCGCCGTGCGTCCTGCACGGAGATCGGCGAGCACTTCTTCCAGTTCCGGGTCGGTCGCACCGTCCGGAAACCGTTTTTGCAGATCAGCCAGCATGGCAGGCTGATAGTCCTCGCCCAGCCGGCCTTGCAGCCATTTAGCCATCTGCACCATGTTCATGCGGATCAGCTCGATTTGGGCGCGGGCCAGTTTGGCTGGAGTTTCCCGGTTCGGGAAATAGTCCGGAGCCTGATACGCTTCCATTTCCTTGTAGGGGTTGATCTGGCCGCCGAACGGCGCGACCTTGGCCTTACGGTTGGCTTCTGCTTCCGCATCCGTTTCGGCCCCGATCGCCAAGCGTTCCAGCGCCTTGCGCGCGGTTTGTGCCGGCGTGTCGGCATGGCGCGCATGGGTTTCGCCAATGTCCGCACCGTCGGTAAACCAGCCCCATACCTCATCGCGCGGCTTTTCCGCCAGGGGATGAAATACGTCGTAGCCTTCCTCATCCACCAATACCGCCAGCGCCGTGCCGCTCTGCCAGCCGCTTTGGCACACGTCGAGTTTTTGGCCGACCAGTACATTAGGAACTTGCGATACGTCGTAGTCGATGCCTTTAAACCGCACCGTCAAATACGGCGAGACCTTGCACGACTGCGGTTTGTCGCGCGCTAACTGCAACAGTTCCGCGGTTGATAAATCCGTCGCGATCAGTTGCTCTGCGGTAATCCGCTGCCAGGCCGCGTAGCGCGTCATGCCGTGCCGGGAGTGCTTGCGGGTGCCGTTAAACCAGTGCATCCAACGCTGGCCCAAGGCGTTCAGCGCATCGACATCGCGGATATGCGTCGCCATCTTCAGGCCGGATTCCAGGCCCAGCTCGATCACATCGTGCATTTTTTCGACCTGGCCCTTGGCGCGCGCCTGCTGCGCAAAGATCAGCTTGATGCCGAGCCCCTTGCACAAATTGCGGAACATCGCGCTGCGGTTGGCGCTGCCCCGGTCGAGCATGATGATGCGTGGAATACCGTAAAACGGGTACGCTTCGCGCTGCTGGATCGCCAGCACCAGCAGCATACACAGACTCTCAGTGCTTTCGCCGCCGAGCGCGTAATAGATGAATACCGCGCAACTGGCATGATCGGTAATCAAATAACGCTGTACCAGCTTGTGCTCGATCTTGGCGAAATGGCTGAGCTTGTTCTTGTAGCGCTCCACCGTTTTTACCTCTTCGATGCCGTAGCCTTGGTCAGGCAGCTTGTACAGCACGCACAGCGATGCATCGATCTGCCAGCACCAGTTCGGGTGCTTGCTGGTCAGCGGCGTCACTGGGTCGGGCGCCTGCAATTGTTCGGGGTGCAGGCCGTAGCCGCGCATCGCCCGCTGAATCGCGGTGGTCGATAGCAAGGTCAATTCGCCGCTTTCCGGATCGACCCGCCCAGCCACAATCATGCCGTTCTTGCGCAGTTCGGCCATCGCCTGCTCCCAGGGCTTTACGCGCTTGGCATTCTTGCGGATATGCTCCAGGTAGTACTGAGCGATGATCTCCGCTTCGGCGCGCTGCAGGCTGGTCGTGCCGGCATCGTTGCGCTGTTTGCGCTTGGGGCGCACACTGATCGCGTTCAGCTTGGCATGCAGCGTTTGCAGAGAAATACCCAGCTCGACACAGGCGGCTTGGTACAGCTGGCCGCGCTGGCCGTGCGGAGCCTCTTGCGCCGCCAGCGCCACCGCCGCCAATCGTTCCAGCATTGCGGCGCTCATCAGGCCCCCTTACCTTGGATGGCATCCAGATCTTCCTGGGTTAGCCATTCAGGCATCAGGCTTTCGGACAAGGTATCCGGCAGGTTGAAGTCGCCGCGCAAAATGGCCAGCTCCCGGCCGATCTCGATCAGACAGGCGGAAGCGTACAGGGCATGCTGTCCTGGCGCGTCTTCGACCAGAATCTTGATGGCCGCGCGCAGGTCGGCCATTACCGCCGCCTTAACGCGCTCGGCGGCGCGCAGTACCGCATCGCGCGCGGCCAAGGCTTTTTCGTCCGGCGTGGCGGTGAGCGCCTTGCGCTCATGCAGCGCAATTCTCTCGTTGAGCCCGTCGATCATCCGGTCTTTTTTCGCCAGCTCTTCCTGTTTTTTCTGCACCACCGCGTCCTTGGCATCGAGCGTGGCTTTGAGCTCGTCATGCTGTTTCTTGGCGGCTTGTTTGTCGGCTTCGTGTTTGGCGATCAGTGTCGAAGCGAGATCGACAAAGGCGTCTTTGTCGGCTTCCTGGGCAACCTGTAACAACGCTTGCCGTTCGTCTTCCGGCAAGGCCCGCAGGTCGCGCATCGTGCCGGGGCCGATGCCGATTTGACGCATCGCATCGAAAAATTCTTCCCCCAATACCTTTAGGTTGAGAAGGTCGAGATTCACGGCTTCCGCTGATCGGCCTTCGACATACAGGCAATATTCGGAAAAAGTGGTAATGATTACCAGTTTTCCATCCGAGGTGATATGCTCGTAACCCTTGTATTGCTTGGTTTCCTTGATATTTTGCAAATCAATCAAATCGGTAACGGTTACCAGTTTTTGGATCGCATTGATCATTTGCTTGCGACCGACGCGCTGGCCGATCAAGAGGGTCGTTCGCCGCTGTTCTTCCCCAAAGGCGCTCTTGATCTCGGCCAGTTCCTGTTCGGCTTTCACGGCCGGCGCATTGGCGGCTTGCAAATCAATCGCTGCGGTAAATTCGGCTTCTTCTATCTGTGGTCTTTCTGTGCGTGCCATGATTAATCCTTGCGGCTATAACGTTGTTTGACTTCTTCGAGTTCGGCTTCGACCCGCTGCATGTGGGCCTGATGTGCCAGGGCGATTTGCACAAAAGCCGGCCCCAGGCGCCATCTGTCCGGCACTTTGGTTTCCTGCACGACGCCCAGCTTGCTCAGGTTTGCCAAATAGCGCGTCACCTTGTCCGGCTTGATCCCGATCGACTTGCTGATTTCCGTATTACTCAGCCCGTTGAAGGTATGGCCGGCCAAGACGCGGATAATGGCGACGTTGTGCACAAGCATGTCGCTCTGTTTGTAAACATCCGGATTCATATCGCAATCCCTCTGGCTCTGGCGGCCTGCACCATGGCCCTTGCAAATGACTCGCTGATCCGGTGCCGCCCGGTTTCCGGGATAATTTCGGCGTGGCTCACGCTTTGCAAAAGCGCCAAATGTTTTTTTATGGTGCGCGGCTTGAATCCGGTTTTATCGGCCAAGTCCTGAACCGTGTAGCCGTTGGCGAAATCGCCAGTCATGGCGTCCAAGGTCTTTAGCAGATTTGCCCCCTGGCGTTGGTCTATTCGTGTTTTGCTCATTTCGTTCCTAAAATTCTGTTTGTTTTGTTGTGCTCAATCATCAAAAGGAATTTCCGGTTGCTGGCACTTCGATACATTGCCTCGGTGCCAGGCGAGGCGTTCCAAGGCGTTCTGCACGGCAGCCAGGGTTTCGTCCGCGCCGGCCTGCTGGTGGTAAAACTTGATCAGCGAGCCGACCGCTTCATGGGTGATCTCCTGCAGCGAGTGGATGTCTTCTGCGTCGGCGATCTTGCCGATCGGAATCTCGATCACCAGCTTGTTGCCGCTCATTGCCAGCCAGCGGCTCAAAAAATCGATGCCGCAGGCATGTTCGAAGGGCTTCACCAGGCGCACCGGCATCGAGCCGGCCTCGATCCATTTATATAGCGTCCACTTGTTGACCTCGCCCATCAGGTCGGCGATGTTGTCGGCGGAACGGTTGTGCTTTTCCTTGGCGTATTCCAGGCACAGGTCCATCGCATGACGCAAATCCAGCGGCTGTGCGTGTTTCCAATTGCGTTTAGCCATTGGCACTCCCCCAAAACCCGCCTGCCAAACAAAAAGCCGCTTTGCATCTGGTACAAAATTGTTTTACAGTGCGAAAATAACCCCGCCTCAAACGCAGACGGGAGATTGAAAAATGAGCGACTCTAATCACGGCATGACCTACGTTTGTCCGCATTGTGGACATCGGATGAAAACACCAATTCCAGAGCCTGACCATTGGCCGGCGAAATGGAAAGCGATAGACCCGCTATATCGCCGGTTATGTGAACGCTGCAACCGGTTCGCGGTGCCGTTGCCGTATTGGCTGGCGATTGGCCAACGCGCTTGGTCCGCCACCATTTTTTCAAGCTGCCCCAACGCTTCTGATTGCTGGCAGCACGATCAGTACGATGCGACGTGCGAGAAGGGGTTGATGCAGCCGAAATGTCTGGTTGCGGTGCATGGAACGCTGGCGACGATTTTTCAGCACATGACCGCCGGTCAAGGTACTGCTGGTAAAGATCGGGACGGCGGGCATGAATAAGATTGTGCATTTGTAGCAAGGTCATCCCGTACTGCTCCGCCAGTTGGCGAAAATTGCCACCGTTACTGGGGTCAAAGTCGGCGATGACGGCCTGGGCTAATTGATCAAGCGTTTTTAATGGGCCGGTTCCCCAGCCATCAGGCGGGTTAATGTTTTTCCAAGATTCTTGCGGCATGATGCCTCCTAGGCGGCTTGTTGGTTGGTGCTGCCGGGCTTGACGCCCATTGCGACCATGATGGCGTGGGCACGGCCGCGGCGTCCTTTATTGCCGCCGCACGTGACGCGGTAAACGGCCCAGAGCGGAAATTCGTGCTCTTCGGCCCACTGGACGACCGTTTTGCCTTCGGCTTCCAGTTCGGCCATGAATTGTTCGATGGTTTTCATGGTTGGCTCTCGGTTTGTTGTTAAGTAAATTTGCGCTCTACGTTGAGTGAAGAAAAAGTATAAGTGCGTTAATCGCACTCTGTCAAATTATTTTGGTATTGGTGTGATAGAAAAACTTACAAAACAAATAATGTCCCACTTCAGCATGGATCAGAGGGCATTAAGTGAAGCGCTTGATGTATCTCTTGATCGAGTTAAAAGGCTAAGTTCTGGAAGAGCCGAAAAATTCAGTGCCAAAGAACTTGAGAGGCTGATCAATATGGGAGTCTCGGCGCACTGGCTAGGCACGGGCGTCGGCCCGATGCTGCAAAGCGAGCGAGAAAAAGTACTGAATCAGCGATTGGACGCGGTTAAAACGACCACACAATTGGTAGCCGGCCTTGATTTGCCGGAAGACAAACTGTTATTGATTCGGGATATTCTTTATGCCGCGCAGATTGGCGATATGGAAATGATCAAGGAATCGTTGGATTCCTATGAAGCGTTGCGCCCTGATCAAAAGGCGCTGTTGGACAATCTGGAGCACTGCACCCAAGGAGATCAAGATACCATCAAGCGCATGGCGTCATTGGCTGCGAAAGGTGCCGAAGCAAAGACTACGGCGTCCTCCCAAGCGAAATTTGTTACGCATGGCGACGTAGGCCAACAACTGCACGGCTCGCAAACGCTTAGTAATTTCACGATCGATATGAGGAAAAATAAAAAGGAGAAGGAATGAACACTAAGGTGGAAATCAACGGCGATACGGGCGTCGCCGTGAATGCCGAGGATGGCGCAATCATCAATATCCATGTGGCGAACGTACCGGAAAACAAGCCTGATCCCATCAAGCGGGCCGCTCATGTGCTGCTGAAAACCTGCGGCGAAACCAACTGTCAACCGGTAATCGAGCGAATCAGTCAGGTACTGTATGGCACGACGATTTTCAAGGATTTAGGCGTGAATGAGCTGGCAAAGCTGCAAAATATCGCCGCCGAATTCAATGTCGCGCTTCAGACGCAAAAACAGGACAGTCATGCGGTGTTTACGAAAGAAATGAATGAATACGAAGAATTCTTTCGGCGCACCGGTATCCGTGCCGCCAAGCAGGAACGTGAGGCGCTGACTCGCCTGATGGCCGATTTTCATCCAGGGCAAATCAAAAAAGTCTGGTTAGGCAATGTGCTCGACTATGAAAACGACAGGCTACGAATCACGATTCCTGTGCTTGAACCTTTATTGGGAGGGGTTGCGGCAGCCCTGAGTGCATTGGGTTTGGCGTTATTGGCGCTCAAACTCATCTTGATCAAACAGCCCATTTCACAAGTAGGCTATGATGCGTTGCAGTTTGTGTTGTTCTGCGTGGCGCTAATTCTCGCTGCCACTACACTTATTGCGCCAACATATATTGGCAAGCGGATCAAAGCCAAGCTTGATGCCGCTCAGCATTGATAACTCGTAAGGCGGAACGCGGCATCGGTTCCGCCGAATGATGGCGGATCGCCTGACGGCTCCGCCCTACTGTACTGCGTACCCTATAGGAGATAACAATGAAAAAACGAATGGCCTCCGCGCTTTGCCTCGTTCTCGCGGGTTGTGCCACCAAATATGCCGGGTGGGAATACGTGCGACTGGAAGATAAAGTACCGGAAAATTGCGTGTACAAAATGCAGGAGGTCTGCATTGAGCCGGGCCTGAAATGCTACAACTGGCATAAGCAGCGCGCGACCTTGTTCGACGCAAACACCGTGGTTGTTACCCAGACAAAAGAACAAAATCAGGCGACTTTTTCGCCGTGGTCTGGCAAGTTTCACCAAGGCAGCGTAGGCACCACGCTGGCTGAATATTATCGATGCAACGGGGTGAAAAACATCGGCCCTGTGTCGTCAAGGTAGGACGGAGGCATTATGCACGAGTTGATCGGATCGATCGGTATCGTTTGGTTTTTATTCGGCCTGGTGGTTGTCGTTTTATGGGCGCTGTTACCCTTCGCCGTCTTCGGCGTCAAGAATCGCCTCGATCGGCTGATCAGCGAAAACAAGCGCACCAACAAGCAACTGGCCAGCATCCTGGAAGCGATAACTCATCAGGCGGAACGCGACAGCGGTTCCGCCGAATGATGGGCAGAGGCACGAAGCCCATCTACGAAAGCGGGTCAAAAAGACGGAACAAACGGATAAAAATATGAATTCTGAATTGTCTGCCAAACAAATCATTGGTTACAGTGTTTTTGCGATCATCATGATTGCAATCTTGCTGAAGAACGAATCGAATCATGATGCGAATGCCACGCTAAAAAACATTCATCATCAGGTTGCTGCCGATGCAATGTCCGCGTTCGATTTGGCGATTAAAGCAAACGATCAGCCGAGCGCATGCGTTCAGGCGGGCATCGTTACGGCGTCATTCCTGCAGGCTGGAGACGATACGAATTATCGTCAATGGCTGGGCATAAAGGGACGAGTTTGCCATTAGCGTGTAGATTGGGTTAGTCGCCAGCCGTAACCCAACGCAACCAGAAGCCAAGAGAGCGTCGTATCGCCTCTCGGCGCTATCGTGCATCGAAAAAATGACCGCCGGGGCGTCTTGGGCGTTTATAAACGTTTATGGCGCGGGTTTTGTCCTAACAGGTAACCGTGAGAGAGAATAAAACAATGAGCGGCAAGCTGTATCTAAACTTTTTGCAAAAATGCCTGGGCGATTCGTTAGAGGCAAGCGCATCACTGGCGTTGTCCGGCGCCGAGGTCGTGGAAGCCTTATGGTCGCTCAACGAGCGATTCCGGCCTTATCTTCACCGCATCGCTTCGCTGCCCTATGAGGCCGCCTTCGAGAAAGAGGCGGACGACGCCATCGAGGCTTTTGTTTTTGCCGAGGATGATTGGACATCCGTGTCCGCGCAAGCCTGGCGCGTGCTGCTGGAACGGCAGCAACAGGCGATTATCCTCTTTCAACTGCAAGCGAATGAGCCGATTGTTCCAATTCCTTCCGGTTTACCGCCTCGCTATTACACAGGCGCCGCCATGCTGTTCGTGCTTCATCAATGGACGCTCCCTCTGCCAATAGCCGATAGGTCAACTCTTGCATCGCCCGGAGCGACGATTCCGGGATCGTTGACGCGACAATAAGCATTTTTTCGTGAGCGTTTTGAATGAGGTGTTGCCAGTTTTGCATATTTTGCATAATCGTCTCCAGTTGATTTAACTCGTTGCATCGCGCAAATGCGCGGCGATGATGTTCAAAACCGCGTCCTCGTCGTCATCCGAAATCCCCAAAAAAGGCCGCGCCGGAATATCCCCCCACAAATGCGGAAACTCCGCTTTCGCGCCGCCAAAATGCTGCATGGCGGCATATTCCGTGCTGCTGCCCACCGCCAGCGTATCGTTGCCGAGCAGTCGCGGCTCGATCTGCTCGCCCAGGGTGCCGTGGTCGGTCAGCGGTTGGTTGCGTCCCTTGCGCTCGATCGTCACCGGGCTGTTAGGCTCCCAGCTCTGGCCGTCCGGGCCGGTCTGGGTGCCGAAGCGCTGTTTGGTACTTTCCGCCAATTCCTCGCCGATCTCGGTCAATACCTCGTCCAGACTGCCGGTTACGGCCAACAACCCTTGCAGCGCCCTGCGAATCTCGCGGTCATCAAATTCGACGTGGATCATGCGGTTTCCCCTATAATGATTGCGCTACTGTACACCTCTCGCTAAAACCCCCGATTCCGAAAGCCTTCGGCTTATTCGCCCCATCCCCTGTCGGTACACTGGCCGACATGAAAACGAAAACCGCTCCCATCGAAATCTTCAAGGCCGGCAGCCACGTCGCGATGAGCGGCGCCGCGTTCGATTTTTCCGAGTCCGACCTTCAGGCCACGGTCGCCGCGTACGACCCCGCCAAACACGAGGCGCCGCTGGTCGTCGGGCACCCGAAGACCGACGATCCGGCCTATGGCTGGACGCAATCGATCGCCTTGGCCGAAGGCAAACTGGTCGCCACCCCGCGCGATGTCGATCCGGCCTTTGCCGAGCTGGTCAACAGCCGCCGCTTCAGCAAGATTTCCGCTTCGTTCTACCCGCCCGATAGCCCCGCCAATCCGGTGCCGGGCGTGTATTACCTGCGCCATATCGGTTTTCTGGGCGCACAGCCGCCGGCCGTGAAAGGATTAAAAACCCCGTCGTTTGCCGATGCCGACGCCGATTTTATTACCCTCGAATTTTCCGAAATCGAAACAAACCGCGAGGAATCCACTGCTATGACTCCCGAAGAAATCGCCGCCAAACAGGCGGACCTGGATCGGCGCGAAGCCGAGATCAAGGCGAAGGCCGACGCCAACGCGCAAAAAGACGCCGAGTTCGCCGAGCGCGAAAACCGGATCAAGGCCGCCGAAGCCAAGACCAAAACCGACGAAATCAACCAGTTCGTCGACGGCCTGGTGAAGGAAGGCAAGGTGCTGCCGAAAGATCAGTCGAATCTGGTCGCGTTTATGTCAGCCGAGAATCCGGGCGATGCGATCGATTTTGCCGAGGACGGCCATGTCGTCAAAAAGACAGGCGCGGAATGGCTGCGCGGATTCCTGTCCGGCCTGCAGAAGCAGGTCGAGTTCGCCGAAATCGACAAGCGGGGCACGAAAACTACCGCGGCGACCGACGATCAGGCAATCGCACGCCGAGCGCGTGAATACAAGGCCCGCATGGATAAAGTAGGCGAGAACATCAGTTTCGCCGAGGCCGTGGACGCGGTCCGCGCGGACAAAGACGGAGCGCAAGCATGAGAAACGAAGGCTTGATCAAAAATTTTACCGCCCAGGGCGCGATCCCGGCCTACCGCATCGCCAAGTTCGGCTCCGCCGACGGCACCGTGGTCGCGGCCGCCGCCGTCTCCGATCTGTTGCTGGGCGTGTGCACACGGGTGCCGGCGGACGCCTCCGGCGACCGCGTGGACATCGTGCTGAGCGGCATCGCCGAGGTCGAGTACGGCGGCAGCGTGACCCGCGGCGCTAAATTGACCGCCGACGCCAGCGGCAAGGCCGTGGCGGCGGCGCCAGCGGCCGGCACCAACAACCAAATCATCGGCATCGCGATGGTCTCCGGTGCGTCCGGCGACATCGGTTCGGTGCTGATCATTCCCTCCGTATTGCAAGGCTAAGCCATGACCACTACCGCACCATTCACCATTCAGCCGCGCCTGACCCAGATCGCGATGGCGGTCAAACCCGAGGGCATGATCGCCGATCTGGTCTGCCCTCGCATTCAGGTCGAGGGCGAAAAATTCATCTACTCGAAACTGATCACATCGGAAATGTTCACTATTCCCGAAACCGAAATCGGTCGCAAATCGCTTGCGAACGAAGTCGAATTCGGCGCGACCGATATTACCGACTCGATCCTCGACTACGCGCTGGACGATTTCGTGCCCTATCGCGACGTACAGACCGCGCAAGCGGCCGGCGCCAATATCGATCCACAATCGGTGGCGGCAGAAGGCACCGCATTATTGCTCGATCTCGGCCGCGAAAAGCGCGTTGCCGATCTGTACTTTACGTTGGCCAATTTCGATTCCACGCTCCGGACAACCCTATCGGGCACCTCGCAATGGAGCGATTACACCAACTCCGATCCGTACACGGCGATCATGGCCATGTTCGATCTGATGCTGGTACGGCCCAATGTAGGAGTGTTCGGCCGCGCGACATGGGTCAAACTGCGCAGCCATCCGAAAATCGTCGCTGCCGTGCTGAACGCCAGCAACGGTCAGGGCGGTCTGACCGCATCAGGCGTCGCCAGCAAGCAGGCCGTGGCCGAGCTGTTGGAGCTGGATGCGATCTACGTCGGCGAAAGTTTCTTTAACGCTGCCAAAAAAGGCCAGACCGCCAGCTATGCGCGGTTGTGGGGCAAGCACGCCTCGTTCCTGCGCATCGACCGCAACGTGCGCACCGTACGCGGCATGGCGATGCCGACGTTTGCATTTACCGCGCAGTGGCAAAACCGGTTTGCCGGCACGATTAGCGACCCGAAACGCGGCATCCGCGGCGGCACCACGGTACGTGTCGGCGAGCAGGTGAAAGAGCTGATCTCGTTTACCGAGGCCGGCTGCCACTTCCACGACGCTGTCGCTTAAGGGGGCAAAATGACTGCGACGACCTACATCGTAAAAGACACAGTCGATATCGACGACAAACGCTATGCGGCCGGCGATAAGCCCAAGCTCGAATTGCAGCCGGAACAAGAGGTGCGGCTGGTCGAACTGGGCGTGATCGAATTGCCGCCGAAA